CCAGTTAGCATGGTTGAGGATTGTCCTCCACTACCTTGACGTGCAGCCGCTTCGCGAATACCTCGAACATTCGGCTGTTTCTGATTGGCCGCCGCAAAAGCCTGTTGAGCCTCGCCTTGTGCCTTTTTTGCATTAGCTAAATTTTGTGCTTGCGCACGTTCTTGCATATTAAGTTGTTTTTTAGCCGCCTTACTTTGCGCAACCATCGATCCGGCGCCAATGCCAACTGCGGCTGCAGTCGCGGCAGTTGCACCTAAACCCATTGCGGCACCACCTACAGCTGCTGCTGTTACTGCTCCACTCATATCGTTTCCTTATTTAAAATTAAATTGTTGTTTGATCGAGACATCAATCGATCAGCTTCGTCGGTAAATTGGTTTTCGGCCTCTTCAACAGTAATCGCGTCACTTGCAAAGATCATAGTGATGTGCGTGTCGCGTTTCGCGTAATAAGCCGTTTTGCGATTCGCTGCAGCGGGAATGATTTGATAGCCCTCGACATCGATGACTTCATCACCTAACGTCACGGTGGCGTGACCATTAATCACGAGCAGCGTGGGTATTGTGATATGCGCACCCGTTAACGCAACGCCTGTCGGTATCAGAATCGTCCTGGCATACACACCCGCATGAAACGTGTGAAACGTGTCAATCGGTATTTGCGGCATATTCGCAAGATATTCTTCGAGGGCCACAACTTTTTGCTTACCTTCGACCGTGGCGCTAAGTGTTAACGCATTCATAGTGGCTTAAAAAACACTTCGTTTGTGTGCATAAAGTTCATACCGTCGAGCACTGCACTTAACGTACCGTCGGCTGGCGCACTGACTAATAAACCTTTTGCGCCTAGCGTTGTTGCGTGTTGCCGTGCTCGAGCGAGTAATTGCAATCCCGCGCCGCTGCTTCGATGCTCGGGTAGCACGTAAAAACTCTCAACTGTGCCAATCAAACACCCGTAATGTGGGTTTGGTGTTACCAGCAACGCAATAAACCCTATGAGAAACGGATGTATACGTGCAGTAAACGGAAACATCACACCGTTATTAATCAATTGTTGATACACACGTCCATCTGGCTTGGGTCGCGGCATTCCTTCAATTGCGCATTCGTCAGCATAGCCACCAATAATGTCGTGGTAATACGGATCATTGCGAATAGTTTCCCAATCGCTTATTTGAATGCTTACTTTGGCCATTAAACCCAATGCTATGCGCGAATTGCACAACAGGTGGACAGCTAATACTCGACGTATTGTTCCTCGATCGGTACGTGCTGACTTAATTGTTTTTTGCGTTGCGCTCGAGGCCGCACAATGCGATTGATTGAGAACCGCGTAATCTTGTGTATCCAGCCTTTAGGGATGTGAATCTTTGCGTTTGACTCTTTAAAACTCACCGTCGAGGCAACGCAAATGACATCATCGTTTTCACTGACGACAAATCCTAATGTGCTGCACGGATGCGCTTCAGCTTTCGATGTTTCATTCCATTCGGCTTCGGCGACTGCATCAAACCAATCGATGTACACGAGTTCTTTGAATTGCTCCTGGATATGTTTTTGCTTCATAGCTCTTCGTATGGATCGTATTCTTTAGCTGGTTTAACAACGGATTGATCAGCACTACGTTTTACAGGCTGCGCATACGTAAGTGCTAACGCATCCGCAATGTCTGGTGACCCGCTATCGGGCAGCCGCTTGCGTATCTCATCTTTGCTCTCGAGCTTGATGCGATTCGCAGCGTCGAAACGATATGTCGGTGTTGCTAATTCTATTTTGAGCGCTTGCAAGTTTGGTATTGCCAGGCTGCCTTTGATTGCATCAGCCATAAGCCACCACATTTCTGTACGCTTATTGACGAATCGCGCATCGATCGCTTTGCCACCAAAGTTAATCTCGATTGGTAAGTAGTTCAGTTGACGCAATCTGTCAATTACCCCTGCACCACCACCTGCATCAATAAACGTAGCGTCTGGCTGCCATTGCTGAATTTGCTCTGCAACAACACCTGCAAGTTCCATGTTGTCGACGTTACGCAGCGTGATGGGATCAAACATCTGTAAGCCCTGGCGTCGCACAATGACCGATCGATCATCACCAAACCGGGCTGGATCGACGCCTAATATCTTTGGTGCGTAATCCATCGACTTTGGTTTATGTTCACGCATTGCAGCTGCCTCGACGTCCGTCAAACTGAGCAGCTGATCGTCTGCTGCTGCAGTGAAGTCACACAAATACTCCCTCGAGAACGTTGTCTCGTTCATCGAGCTTTTGAGTTTTGCTATTTCATCCGCATCGATCGCATCCGTGTCGTACACCGTGTACCTGGCACGCGCCCAATCGCCTTTATCGGTTGCAGCGTAATACAATTGACTGAATAGATTAATGCCGTGCGGTGTACCCAGAAACCATACCCAGGCTTTGCGGTCACTCGTAGTTGGTAACAGCACTTCTTCCCATACCTCTGGCTTGATCTGAGCGGTTTCATCAATCACGATGCCATCGGTACGCAATCCGCGCAGCGCGTGAGGCAAATCGCCACCGCCTATACGAATGACAGCACCATTACGCGCACACGTAATTGACCCTTCCGTTTCGTTAACGATCATCTCACCGACTTTAATAAATGGTGCAGCCATCACCTTGAGTCGCGTCCAAGCAATCTGCCGGGCCTGCTTTTGGAATGGCGCTACGTACAAAAATACGGGCAGCTCGTTTTTGTTAAATATCGCTGCTGTCAGTAAACGTTTAAGTGCGAGCTCTGTTTTACCTGCGCGTCGATGCAGCGCCAGGACAACAAATCGTTTACCGTGCGCAAGTTTTGCGCATTCGCGCTGCCAATTGCGCATTGGTAAACCGAATCGAGAATCCGCTGCATCCTCAGATATCGATATTGTCGCCGAACTCATCCACTACAATCAATTGCGCTTTAACATCCTGGTTCGCGGTTACACTCGATAATCGCGGATGGCAATATGGGGCTGCCATAACAGCAAATTTACCCGCTTCAGCTTTGTTGCCTTCGTTCCAGTAGTCTCGCATACAACACAACATTACTTCCAATGGCGTAATGCCTTCTTGCAATGCGCGATTCGCAATTTCGCGCGTCAACTTCGTCGCGCTTCCTGCCTTGCGACCCGCACCTTTACGCGCGCCGCCGCGTCGATTTATCGTCGATCCATCATAAAACTGTTTCCTACTGCTCGCCATATCAACCAATCATCCATTCTGATTGATTTCATTGTTATGGTTATTTCTTAATTAGGTGGACAGTTTTATAAGACTCTGGCAATTGCGCACGTTTCAATCCTTTAACAATGTTTCGCACCTGACTTTTACTGATGTCAAATACCTTCGCCAATTGGCGAAGCGAGTAATGCCCTTCCTCAAACATTTCGATCATCAACTCGACCTCATGATTTGTTAATCGTGCGTTCGGATGATCCTCACCAATGCGATACCCACCAGCGTTAACTGCGACTAAATGCTCCATAATGACCTCCTAGCCGTTTTTGTAAATTTTTACAGTTGTCACCACTGTCACCACTTGTCACCACTAAGTTCACTACCTTTTCCCATATCCCCCTTATAAGGCACTTTTATACTTTATATAGAAGATAGTAATGACAAGTAATGACAATGAGTCGTTCTTGTATTTTTTTACAGAAAAACACTCATTCTTGTAGAAAATTACAGACATTTTTGTAAAAACTTACATTCTTGTAAAAAAGTTACACGCCATCTTTTACATAAACATACTTTCTTGCACCGTCGACGCGTACCTGCTTTCGACTCCACCCTATCGTTCTTAAAATATTACCGATGCGCATTTCATCCCGGCGCAGAATATGTCGTGGCTCAAACCCACACGCTTTGACCAATACGTCATGAATTAACACGTATCGCTCATCGCGAGGCGCGATGCCCGTAATGGGATTCTCTCGATTGAACCATTCCAGGACGACATCCGTAAGACTATCGACAAAGATATGTTCCTCATGCGCATCCCCCGCGAGTCGCGCAGCGGCAGCGTGCATAACGCTATGTTGTTTGAATAGCGTGACACCCTCGGCCCAGAGCTGATTCGCGTCGCGCTTTATATCGTCGACTGCGACTTCACCGACTTTGAGCGGCAACCAACGTCGATTACCCGTCGCATCGGCCAAGAACTGATCCTCGTTGGTCGTACCGATGAACACCAATCGGCGTGGAAACGTTGTTGCAAACTCTTGATACTTAGGCACCCAATTCTCATGCGTGCGGGTAACAAATTGTTTGATCGTGGTCATCTCTCGCGTGTGTAATCCGCGCAGCTCACCAATTTCCGCGACCAATCGACCTCGCATTTTGCGCGACAGATCATCCTCACGTTCTGAAAAACTTATTTCAGTGGCAAACTCTGGCGCTGGGACTAACGCGGCCACGCCGATGGATTTACCCACACCTTGCGCGCCAACCAGTATTGGCACCATATCGCATTTGACACCCGGCTCGAGCACACGCCCGGCCATGCTGCTCCACAGATATTCACCAACACTTTCAGTATATTCGTTGCCTTCAGCTGCAAAATACGTTTCAAAAAACGTTTTAACACGCGGCACGCCATCCCACTTCAACTGCTTTATCCATTCAATTGCGGTATCGATTTTATTTTGATGCGCCAGGTAATGCACCGCATCCCGCATAAGATCCCTCGAGATACTTTTAAAATCCTTTTGCTCGAGCTGCAAGCGCATTTCCGTGTAATCAGTATCGCGAAACGCGCGGTACGCACGCTCACCGATTCGAGTCCATACGATTTCGTCTTTAAATTCGTCATAACAAATGAGGCGATCGGCGTGCGCGGTATCACTTAACGCTAACAATACATTGTTGAGCGTTGATAAGACCTCGCCGTTTTTGTTGCGCGCCAAGCTAATGCGCCGCTGTGGTTCATCAACCACCAGGTCAAACATTTGCTCATCGACCCAACCGCAACTCTTGGCAATACCCATTAGATAGTCACCAGTAACAACGACTGACGACGTATCGCGCCTGAATGAGCGCCATTTACCGAACACTTCGGATTCGTTTTTGTATTTGTCGCCCTCACTACTCCATCGCACTGCTAAATCTCGTCCCTCTGCACTACCTGACGACTCATAATGAATAGCCATAAGTATTTTGACCCATTCATCATGCTCAATGTCTGGACTGATAAACGCCAACATAGCCTCTAAACGCTCGAGCGGGATTTCTTCGCGCGTTGCACGATGCGCGTACAACACTTTATCTTTGATTGGTACTTGTTCAGACGGAAGCCAGGTAACTGGGTAATCTTTTTCCATCACCTCAAAACCCAACATGGACTCAATCGGCCGACTTTTACCAGCAAGTGGCAATATAAACTGATTACCAAAACCGTTCTGATCGACAGAATCTTGTTTCGGGAAGATTTCGATTTGCTTGTTTACGACACCACCCGTGCCATTTTTAAATCCAATGGCATCGAGCGCTGCTTCCAGGTAACGAATGACGCTGTACGCGTCTTGAGGCTCGTCCCAAATCATAAAAATGTGCATACCGCGCCCACCACTTGAGCGAAACGCGATTGGCTCTAGCTTGAACACGTCCATAGATTGAATAAGATCGTCTGCGACACGACACATATTGTGCCAATCAGTTGCATCATCATGCGCATCAAGATCGAACAGCGCGACGCGCGTTGTCGATTCACCATTTTTAATTGGCGCGCACCCACGCGCTGGGCCACCGTTAAGGTGTTTCCTAAGCAACCCGTCATCGAGCGCTTCGCGCGTCCACCGCATCCCCGCGTCCGTTTTGGCCGCAGTCACGTCAGTACGCACGCGCTCAATAAGCGGCGCTAGGTTTTTTAAAACGGCAGACATTTAACCGT